ATGGCGGCGGTGGTCGCTACGGCTAGCTGGTTTGCGTGCTCGCGGTTTGCTGGCGGGAGGGCGTGCGAAGGCCAGTTGGATCGGGCGACGATGGCATGGGTCAACGCTGCGGCATGGGTAACAGGGGTGGCGGTTAAATCCGATCGTCAGGGGGAGCCATGACCCTCCCCATCGACGCCCAGATCATGGATGCCCTGGCCGATCTGCTGCAGGGCGCAGCGGCCACCGAGGACCGGAGCGATATTCCTGGGGTTGGGGCCTTGTTTCTTGATGCAGCCAGGGTGGCATCTGAGCCCGATGGCGTGGTGATCAAGCTGGATCAGGAAGGGGAGGCCCTCGACAGGGTCCTGAGCGCGTGCCAAGTGGTCTCGACCCTTCCAGTCGTCATCACCATCAGCAAACCCCGAAAGCCAGGGGATCCCCCAAACTGGCGAATCTTGGGCCCGTTTTGCGCGGCGGTCCATGCACGCATCATGGCCGGAAGGCGGGACCTGGAGGGACTGTGCATTGACATCGAATCCCGTGGCCGGATCCATGAGCACAACCTGCAAGCGTGCGAAGTCAGAATGATTTACAATGTGACCTATTACACGGCCATCTCCAACATCACATTGCATGAAGAAGGCAACGCCTGAGCAGCCCCCTACACCGCCGTTGCCTTCTGGCCCTGGCGCCTATCTGCTCACCAACAATGAGTGGATCCTCGAATCCGTAACCCAACCCCCCAAAGCCGATGGCCCGCAACAAGTCTCAGTTTCTGATGGCAGCGTTGGAGACGACCTACGCAACGTCAGCAGCCCCGACGGGGGTGAACGCGATCCGGGTCAGGGACCCGAAGCTGACCGCCCTTGACGCCACTGCTATTGCTCGCCCCAGCCTAGACGGGCAGTTCGGTGACGCATTGTCGGACGTGATGGCCGAGCTGAAAAACGGCGTTGCGTTTGACGTTGAAGCCGTCGGCTCTGGCACCGCCGGCACTCCCCCCGCCTACGGAATCTTCCTGCGTGCTGCAGGAATGAACCTGGCAACGGTTGCCACCACTAGCAACACCTACTCATTCGTGACGGGCGGGGCTGATTCTCTGACCTGGTACCACGATTGGGACGGCAACAAGCACTTAGGGATAGGTGCCCGAACCAAGAGCTGGGAGCTGAAGATGCAGGCCGGCGAGGTGCCGCTGTTCTCGTTTGACGTGCCTGGTATTTACGTGCCTCCGGTCGATGCGGCATCCCTAACGCCAACTTATAGCGCTATGGCCGCTCCTGTAGCTTGCAATTCTGTCAATACGCCAACGTTTAGCCTTCATGGTTATAGCTGTTGCATTATTGATTTTTCGCTAAAATGTGAAAACACTGTAGAATTTTACGATCGAATGGGCTGCGCTCCTAATTTTCAGATTGTGGATCGTGTAATTACGGGATCTCTTAAGCTGCAAAGGCCGGACCTGCTAAGCAGCAAGGATTTCTACGCGATAGCAGTAGCTTCTACCAATGGTGCGCTTAACTTCACCCATGGCACGGTTCCAGGCAATCGCATGGTCGTCGGCCTGCCCAAGATTCAACTAGGCGCTCCCGCACCCGACGATGATGCCGGCATCGCAGCGCTGACCATTCCGTTCACGGTGCGACGCACTGAAGGCCTCAGCGACTCCGGCACGCTGGCGTTTACCTGATACTGATCAAGCTACTACTTCTAACCCTTTGCCCTAATTCCCATGTTTGACAAGCTCAATGTTGACGGCACCTATCCCTGTCGAGTAGTGCTAGAAGGCGCTGTTTTGAAAAATGGCGACACAGAAAATTTAGCTTTTACGGCTAAGTTTAATCGGATGGATCAAGAGGAAGTTAACAGCTTAACTCAAGCGATTTGGCTTTGGGACCAAACCCGAAAGGCCATCACCGAGGGGCGCCTTTTGCCCGAAGCCGCCAAGGGCGCCACGAATGTAAGTGACATTGATTGGGCTGATCGCATTCTTGGCGGCTGGGGTGAGGATGTGCGCAACCCAAACGGTGACCCCCTTGAGTACACCGAAGAAGAAAAAAACAAAGTTCTTCGGATTGAAGGCATGGCCAGCGCCATTGTTGCAGCATGGCTAAAAATCAAGGGCTTCAACGGTGACAGCGAGGGAAAGCCGCCAACCTCCAAGAAATTGCGAGGGAATGGTTTCGACAAATGACCACCACCAGCCGCGTTGAATCCCAAGCCCAGGAGAACGACAGGCTGGCGCAGGAAGCGAAAAGGCTGGGGATCGTTGGGTTTGTGCCCGATGAGACCCCAGAACCCGCTGAGCCGATCTGCTGGATATGGCCCGAGAACTGGGAAGCCTTCCTGCTCTGGTGCCAGGTGCAAACCCAATGGCAGTGGGCCACTGAATACACCCCAGAGGGGCATCCGTACCGGGTGCGGACCGGGCTCAAGTATCCGGCGGTGATCGCCCTGGCGGGCCTGCGTCGTGGCCGTGGTGCGGTTGCTGCGCTCATGGATGATCTGCGCGTCATCGAGCTGGAACTGCTGACACTGCTGAGGGGTTCCTGATGGCCGTCAATTTTGACGCGATTCTCAAAATCGCCGCCCAGGTTGTCGGCACCGAGCAAGTCGCCAAGCTCGGCTCAACCTTCAAGCTGGTAGAAGGTGCCACGCAGTCGCTCACCAGCAAGCTCGGCCCATTGAGCGGTGCCTTGGGGGCCCTGGCCCCGATCGCAACGATTGGCGGGCTGGGGGCGCTGGTGGGCAGGACGATTGAACTAGGCGACTCGATGAACGACATGAGCCAGCGCACCGGCGTCAGCGTTGAATCACTGGCCAAATTCAGGAAGGCAGCGGCGACCTCAGGAACTGACATCGATGCCGTCGCTAAGTCGCTGGTCAAGCTCAGCAAAGGCCTCTACGAAACTTCGCAAACCGGCAAGGGTCCGGCATCTGAAGCACTGCAGACCCTAGGCATCAGCGCAACAGATGCAGCCGGTAAGCTCAAGACGGCGGATCAGGTAACGCTAGAGATAGCAAACAAGTTTAAGACTATGCCAGACGGCATAGAGAAAACAGCTTTAGCGATGCAGCTGTTTGGCAAATCAGGCGCTGACATGATCCCAATGCTGAACGAAGGCGGTAAAGCTATCGAATCGTTAAGCGTAAAGATGACAGCAGCATTTGCCAAAAAGGCGGATGAGTATAACGACAAACTGGCGATGCTTGGCGGGAAGGTCGGCGGTCTTGCTGCTGGGCTGACCGTGGCCTTACTGCCTGCGCTAGATGCAACAGCTACGGCGCTGACTGCGGTGATTGATGCCTTCACAATGCTGCCAGGCCCGATACAAGCAGCGGTCGGCGGCGTGGCCCTGCTGGCTGTGGGCTTTACCCTGCTGGCTCCCGTCATCACCAGCGTGGTAACGGTGCTGGGCGCCTTTGCCGGCCTGGGTATTGGCGCCACTCTGGCGGGAATAGCCGGCGCGATCGTGCCAGTGGCCACCGGTTTAGCTGCCCTGATCGCCGGGTTTGTGACCGCCCCGGTGCTGATTGGCGCAGCAGCCGTCGCCACGACGGTTGTCATTTTTTCGTTCCGCGACCAGATCGCCGATGCTTTCCGGGGCCTGTTCGATCTGATTGCCAACCCCACCACCGGGTTCGTCGCAATGATCGGCGGCGGCTGGAACCTGATGATGGACGGCCTCGCCAGCTACGTCGGCAACATCCTCCCCAATATCAGCGAAAACTTTGCAGCATTTTTTGACACCATCATCGGCCCAGAGAACGGCTTGATTGCGCGCCTGGGGCAAACCTGGAATCTGGCCATGGATGGAATGAGGGATTATGCCGTGGGCCTAGTGCGACCCATTACTGCGGCTTGGCAGTCGATCGTCGGTACGGTGCGAGGCGTCATCAATTCGGCGTTGTCGCTGGCAGGGCGGGCGGTCAACGCCTTCATCGAGCAGATCAACCGCCTCATCCAGGCGGCCAATTCGGTGAGCGCCGCTGTGCGGGCCCCGCAGCTGGGGATGATCCAGCCCGTGAATGTGCCCCAGTTCGCCGGCGGCGGCTACACCGGCAACGCCCCCCGGTCTGGCGGCCTCGATGGGCAGGGCGGATTTATGGCCATGCTGCATCCCCAGGAGCAGGTCATCGATCTGCATCGGTCGGCCCCTCGCACTGCCACGAGCGGCGCCGCTACCGGGGGCTCCAGAGGCGGCGGCACTTTCGCCCCAACCTTCAACCTGGCCCACAACGGCCCCGTCTACCGGCTGCCCGATGGCACCGAGGCGGTATCCATGGCTGATGCCGTGGCGATTGCCGAGGATGCCGCCGATCGGATGTGGACCTATGCCCAGAGCCCTGACGGCCGCAGGGATCTAGGGATTTTCCGCTGATGGCCGCCACCGGCCCCTACTTCTGGACCCAGACCCTCAAGTTTTTGAGCCCCGACGGCACTGCGCGGGCCCGCTGGCACCGGCTCGACCTAGCCGACAACCTCCCCTTCAGCTCCTGGGACGCGGGCGACGGCGACGGGCCCCAGGCCTGGCGGTTCCAGGAGTTCAACTGCCCTGGGTTTGATGCGGGCCTGGTGGCATCATCGGTGCAGATCGCATGCGCTTACTCCGCAGCGGCCCTGGCCCTAGCCCGGCAGGCGGAGGCCCTGGGCTGGTTCCTTGACCTCGCCCACTACCAGATCATCACCGGCGGCCTGGTGAAAACCAATTCGGTTCTGATGGGCAGAGTCACCGTTTCCGGCGGCCTGACGGGGTTCACGATCGCTGCTGAACAGACCCCGCCACCGGTTGCGGTTTCGGTGCCGTCGCTGCTCCTGACGCAGCAGAACATCGGGACTCCTTGCAGGCTGGATTTTCCATGATCGCGTTTTCCAGTAGGAGCAAAGGCGGATCGAGCTATGGCAGGACCACGGTCGCCATGGGCAGCAAGCCCCCTGCTGCCCTGGGTGGCGCGGCCAAGGTGTCGGCCACCGGCGGCGTCGAGCCAGCCAGCGACTGGAACTCCCCTCAGCGGGCGGTGCAGCTGCTCGAACGTGCGCCTATCGTCTGGGCGCGGCGGATCGGCGACAGTTGCAGCAGCCCTTCAGATGCTGGCATCGGTGGGGTGATTGTCTCCCCGGGCGCCTCCGCTTGCCGGTTCGATTCGCCAGAGATCGACGGCGATCCGGTAGCCAATGCTGTTGCCGCGAAATACCGTTTGGTCCTCAGTCAGGGCCGGCTGGGAGGCATCCATGTGCGCGACGTTTTCCAGGGGCGCTGCAGGGTTGGGGCATTCAGCCAGGCCTATAGCAAACCTGCAGGCAGATGGGAGCCCGGTAATTTCCTAGTCGATGTCTATGACGGTGCTCAACTGATAGCCAATAAAGTTGAAGCGCCTACTCAATGTGGCACGGCTGGGACATATAAAGACCTAACCACCTTTAGCTTTGCTGTTACATATTTCAATGGCTTTGACGCCAACGGTGTTGGCCTGCCAGACCGTGGCCACTGGAAGTGGCAGGTTCATCTATTCATTCGCAACGGCGTCGAAACAACTAGGCTGCTAGACAATACCTATGGCAGCTCCAACAATCTAGCCGATTTGTACCTATGGCTTCTGAACAATGATGGCCGCACTTCGGAAGTGCAGATTGACCGAGAATCACTGACTGCAGCGGCCCGGTTTATGGATGTAAACGGGCTATTCTGGAATGGTGTGCTGGAACAGTCAAGCAGCATCAGCGATTTGATGAGTAAGATTGGACCCTATTACATGGTCCGAGAAACTAAAATCAATGGTCGCTACGGCCTGCGGCCATTGCTGCCTGTTACGCCATCCGGCGCCATTGACACTGGCCCGTTGGAACCTCAATGGGTTTTCAACAACGAAGCGATTGTTGATGGCAGCTACACATTCCAGGGCGTAGGCACTGAGGCTAGGCGGCCATACAGGGCGCTGGTTGCATGGCGGCAGCAGGGAGGCGCGGGACTGGATCGGATGATCCGCACCACGTCGGTTGCCTACGACGACACCCCAGACACCGCGCCAACAGAGGAGCACGATCTAACCCAATCCGTCACCACCGAGATTCATGCGGCTAGGGCAATGCGGTTTAGTCAGGCAAAGCGCAGATATACCACCCACACAGCCTCTGTAATTGTCAAACCTGGCTATCACAATTCCAGCCTAGGTGAAGGCGAATTGATTGCACTGCAGCTTGATCGCACCGATCTGGAGACGGGAGCAGCCGATCAGATGCGCGAGTGGTATTGGATTTCCAGCGCCAACCTGAGCCGGGATGGTCAGCTGACCCTGGCCCTGGAACAATGCCCGGTCGATTCGCGGCAACGGTCGCTGGTGGCCCTTGACGTTGCAGCGGTTACCGCCCCTGGCGGCATCTGGCCAAGCGGCGACAC